CACTCGGCAGAACGTCCAGATCTATTTTGGCGATCGTCATCGTTCAACCCATCCTCATCCCGAGCGACAGTCGCCCGTTCGTTCGCGTGATGATCCAGGCACCGTTGACGAACGCAGCGTCTTGACTGACCTGTGATCCAAGCAGGCGAACCTTGCGCGTCCACGTCTTGCCATCACGCGAAGACCAAACCGTAGTTTCGAGTGTGTTGCTCACCGGACCGTCGAAGGCGATCCATCCCCCGTCTGCGTCGTACCTGATGCGTTCAGCCTTGATCGCGGAGAAGTCTCCTTCGCCAAGCATCGTGCATGCAGTCCACACGTTCAGGTTTGAATCAGTGGTCCAGAACATGCCGACCGATGTCGCGAGAACCCATACGACGCCATCAGACATCACGCCGGATATCGTGTCGACAATCGTGTTGAGCCCACTCGGAACGGTGAATGCTGTCCACGTTGCTCCGCCATCGCTGGTCTTCCTTCCTGCCGCTGTGATCGGAAATATCCCTTGACCAACAAACAATCCGCGCGCGAGCGACTTGTTGTAATGCAAGTGACCGCTCCCGATCGTGCCGCTCCCCGCGACGGCTGCGGCCCATAGATCAACGCCATTGTTCGCAGTGCGTATGATGACTGTGCCTGCGATCGCGATCCAAGCTCCAGCAGAGACGTGCTGAATCTTTGTGCCAGTCACGCCAACGGGTCCGGCGGCAACCCACGTCTGCCCACGATCTGAACTGCGCGAGAAGTGCGACCCGGTTCCATCGGTGATCGCCGCCATCCATCGCGCGGTGCGTGTACCGTCGTTGTCGCATTCAATCGAAGCGATCGCAGTTGTCGCGCCGCCGAACGTGCGCGCGATGACTGAAACTCCATCCGTCGTGTAGCGGAGCTTATCTCCGCCCGACAAGACCATGATCGCTTCGTCACCCGTCGGAGCTTTGAGTCTCGCGATCACGGTCAGCGTTCCCGCCTCGCTCAAGTTCAGCGTGACGAACGACATGATCACGCCATCAACGCGCTCGATGAAGTACGCGAGCCAACGAGATAGCAACTGAAAGAGAAAGTTGTGAACGCCCGCACCAGGCTTCTCGGTGAAGTTGAAGCCGTTCAACTTCTTCGCGCCGTTGGGTTCAACAGCGCCCGGGTTACCGAACGTCGGGACTTCAGCCCATGTGGGAGTTTGATTCGGTCGCTGCGTCATGTGTTGTCTCCGAACAGGTCGCGACCATCGTGCGTCTGCGCATAGCCGCCGTCATCGTAACCGCCACTCGCTGCGCCGTCTTCGCCAAGTCCAAGGAACGACGCATCAGCGTAACGGAATACGTTTGTTTCCGGTGAGTAAGAGAACAACAGACGCACGCCAGCGGCGCGCGCGATCTGAAGCGCCTGACCCAGTGCGTTGCCTTCTTCGACTTCCACGATCCCCTCACAGTGAAACGTGAGCGCAGCGGGATACTCGTCCTCGATGAACAGAGTAACGAGCGGGTCAGTGATGATGTGACGAACGATCGCGATCAAGTCTGACGCATGCCCCGATGAACTGTTGGATCTGATCGTCGCCAAGATCCAAGCGCGGTAGGTCGGATCATCGAACGAGCCGCGCGCCTTGCCAACGATGTCCCCGATCACATTCAACTGCTGACCGACCGCATCATAGATCGCGCGCTCGTTGATCAACTGAAGCGAAGCAACGCGCAGAGCATCGACCTGCGTCAGATACGACGTGAGCCATGAACGCAGCACGGGGCTTCGATGGAACTGTTCCAGCAAGCGCGACAGACCGTCTTGTATGAAAGCGTTTGTCATGGGGTCAGGTCGTTGACGTCTGCACTGTCGAGCGTTGCGCGCGAGCGAACCGCGATGACCAGGTTCACAGTTCCGCCTGTCAGACTCGGGTCAGCGATCAAGCCGATCTTCAAGTTCGCGAGATCGACCACGCCCGGAGAGTCGAGGATCGTGCAGAGCACGCGATTGTAAACGACGTCTTCTCCGATCGCGAGATCTTGGAACATGGCGACAAGCTCCGCGACCGTGTTCGCTGCGTTGTAGTCAACGGTGAAGTCGGTCACGACGTAGTCGATATACACGCGCACGTTGACGGGGCGAGAAAAGAGCATCGTGTACGCCACGCCATCTTGATCTGTCGCGATGCCGCTGTTCCCCGTGAACGACACCGATTGAATCCCCGCTGCGAGCGAGTCCCATATTGCTTGCGCGATGTCGTTGCCCGCGCCGCCTGCCACGATGATGTCGACGCTATGCGGAGGTCGCGCTTGAAGATCGAAAAAGTCTGTCACGTTCTGGAAGCCAACCACTTCGGTTACGCCATCAACCTGCCGAACGTCAGTGACGATCGCGTCAAGGTTCGCTCCTCCGGGAGCACTGAGATCTGCCTCGCGTCGCGCGCGAAGTGCTGCGTCCGTTTCGACATCGCGCCCGAGCACCGCGTCCGATGGGTTGCTGACAACGCTCCATCCCGCGACGGGTTGCGTGATCGTGTTCAGCGTTCCTGTGAGCGCCTGCACTGGTCCGGTTTGCTCGCACAGAAAGTCCACGCTCACGACTGCGGGAACACCGAGCCCATTCGTCACAGCCGCGACGCTTGCGAATCGCGTGTTCGGATCTCCCGACACGTTCGCCACGCTGCCAGCGGGAAGCGTTGTTGTTGCAGCGAGCGTCACGTTGACCGCGATGCAGCGGCTTGCCGTTGCAGGCAGGCGCGTAACGCCAGTGATCGCGCTCACGTTGTCGAGAGCAGCGCCCGTTGCGGAGTCGGGCGCGAACGCATTGTAAGCGGCTTCGATCAGTTCCCACACATCGCGCAACTTGTCCGCGAAGATCCCGTTCAACTGACCGAAGACGCTGTTCGCCGTGACGTTCAGCGCGGGACTGATCGCCGCAAGTTGCTCCGCTTCGATCTCGCTCTTGATCACGTCAAGGGGTTTGATCACGAACCCTGTCGGTGTGACTCCGTATGGCATCAGTTCTCCCCCGTGCCCGCTTGAGGCAAGATCAGTTCTTCATACACGTAACGGTATGTGCCATCGAAGACCGCTGCGTCGTACTTGCCTTCAACAACGACGGTCAGCTTCCGCGTCGCGCGATCAAGCGCGAGATTGCAGTAGGTCACGCTGGCGATGCCGGGCGTCTCAAGCGTCGCGCGTCGAAACAGAAACGAGATCGACGGCATGTCGGGATTCTTGATCAAGATCGTCTGGTAGTACGGAAGGCCGACACGCTGATCAAGCAGCCACTCGCCTTGAAAAGTTTGCATGCGCGAGCGCCAGTGCTGTTCAATCGCCGCAGTGCCGTCAACCAGGCGCGCGCCGTTGCTCACGCTCACGTCGATGTCCCACTCGTTGTTCAATGCGATGTCCATCAGAAGCCCGCCTTCAGTGCGCTTGATCCGACAGGGATCGGAACCGATGGAGGAACCGCGAGCGCGGTAGTGAACGCAAGATTGCCCGCTGGTCCTCCCGCAGGAGGGGCAAGCGCGCCGAACCCCGCGCTGATGGCAGCGATCAGGCGCACGAAGTTCGCTGTGACAGCGAGCGATAATGCAACGGCATCAGTGGGCGCGGGATGGATCGCGAACTCAGCTGGACCAAGCGCAGGGAACTTCGCCTGCACGCCAGTCGCGGAGCCCAGATACATGCCCGCCGACAGCGCAGGCGGCATCCTGCGGGCTGCGTTGTACGCGCCCGGGAGGAACAGCCCGCCCGACAGCGTGTGACGCCTGACGTCTCCCGGGGTGCCTTGGCTGTCGCGTCCGAGGAATGGCAGTCCGAGCCATTGATCGGTCGGCACCTCGCTGAACACCACAAGCCCGGTGTCTCCCGCGACAAGCGGAAAGCGAAACACGAACGCAGCCGAGCGAGGGAACGCGACAGGCACGTTCACGAGACTTGGGAGCTTCTCGGTCGCCAGTGTGCCATCTGCGTTTTCGAGAACGCGCGATAGCAAAGGCGTGCATGCGACCGTTTGCGCAGCGTCATCATATGAATCAATGACGCAGGGCAACGCGGTGTGCAGGTCGACAAGGCGCGACTCGATTGCGCTGGCGATCACTTCAGAAAGTTCGGGCGTGACTGGCATCAGATTGCGCTCGCCTCTCCTTCAACGTACCAGTCGCTCCCGCGCGTCTGGCCATTGAACTCCGCGCGCTCGACGCGATAGAAACTTCCGACAGGCAACAGGTCACTGACGAAAGTCACAAGCGAACCAGGCGCGATGCTTGTGTTGAGCAACGCCTTGAACCGCACAAGGTCGTCGTTACCAACGGTCGGAGATCCAACGAGCCCCGTGGTTGCTCCGAGCACAACAGGCAAGCCGAGCAGCGCGGCACCGATGTCGATAATCTGAAGCTCGCCGTCTTGCACGCTCCACTCCTGACCCGCGCTCTTGAGCAAGTTCGTCATCTCGCGCGATGCGCTGCCACTGACAACGGTGCCATTCAAGAACACGCCAGCCGCTTCGACCAACTTGTTCGACGTGAGCAGCTTCAAGATCGCTGCCTTCGCGTCGACCTTCAGTTCATTCGCGAGCGCCTGCAAAACATTCGGCAGCCGCGTTCCGCTTGGGAAACTCTTGTTGATGCGCGCGCGCTTGATCGTGTCTTCGCTGTCCGCAGTGCTCATCTCCGTGACCCAGTCGCCACCTTCCTTCGCGCTGAATACTTCGCGCACTTCGCCACGGAACACGAGCGACACAGCGCCCTTGTATCCCGCCTTGATCTCAATCGCCGGAAGCTTCGCAGAGTCCAGTTGCTTGCGATGCATCGGGTTAAGATTCCAGATCTTCAGCGTGCAAGTGTTCGGCTCGGGCTTGAGCGTTTTCACGACGGCAAACTCCACGTCAAGATCGCTGAACTTGATCGTGTCGACTTGCACTTCAACAGAGCGTTGGAACTGTTGCGTCATCGTCCCATCTCCTCAGCGTCGAGGTAGACGAGCTTTGCCGAAGTGCCGAGATCAAGGAAGCCCGGGAGCGAGCCGTCTCCCGAAGTCATCACACACATGATCTCGCCAGCGGGTTTGCGCGGATCAGCACAGCGAAACATCAATGGCCACTCAGCAACGAGTCTTCGACCCATGTAGATCGGTCCGTCCGCATCTTCGACATCAAGTGACCATGAGCCATCAGTCTCGTTGAAGTGAAGCGTCAGCGTGAAACGCTTGCCGTCAAGCGTCGTCTCCTGCGTGTAATGCGGGAACTCGTTGGTCGTGGGGATCTCGACGATGGCCATCAGAAGATCCCCCCGAGCGCGTCGCCAAGCGCATCGCTCGCGAGAGCGAGCGCGCTCTTGCTGTGCGTGTTCGTGGGCTCATCAATCTTCTTCTTCGGCTGTCCTCCAAGCGGAAGCTTCGGTAGCCCGCTTAACTTCTTCGGAAGCGGAAGTGCGTCAGTCGTGAGCGTAGTCACGATGCGCGCCTGCACAGCGCTCATCGTGAAGCGCAACGCTTGCCCCGTCGTTGCGTCTCGTGTGACCACGAACGACTCGATCACCATGTTCTCATACACGCGCAACGTCGTGACGATCACGATCAGTTCTGCATTGACGAGCATGGAATCAAGCGCGGCATAGCCATCGCTCACGCGATCAAACGCGGTGTCGTATCCGCGCGCATGCGCAGACTTCTCGTTCAGACCGAGCAGGCCAGTGACGCCTTTCGTCAGCGCGCCAAGTGCGCCCGCGCTTGGGAGCGCAGAGCCAACGGG